CTACTTGCTAACCACGAGCGGCAAATCCAGTGTTGGTGTGATTTTTGTTTTACGATCGTAAATCAACACCTGATTTTCTGTTTTATGCCCGCTGAAAATTTGTTTGTCGCGACTGCTGCCTTCGTAATCTGAGATCCCCTTGGCTTTTATGTCGTGAAAATTACACCCGAACGGAACGCCAACTTTTTGCTCGGCTGCGCGTTTAGCCTGATTCCACCAGTTATTCAGCGTTTTAGCTATGACTTTCCCGCCTTTGGTTGTATTGATCACATATTCGCATGTACAGGAAGATACATTTCGGGCTAACTGGATCGCTGTACGTAATCGCGGTGACCATTCCTTGATTTGTTTGGTGCCGGTTTTGTTTTGCTCAATGTAGATCCCTTTATCCATAATATCCTGCCATTTCAACTCAAGCACATCACCGAGTCTTGCCGCACAGAGATAGGAAATCTCCATTGCAATGCGTAACTGTGGAATTGCTTCCGCATATATCGCCGCATACTGTTCATCGGTGATGTAAACAGTGCGGGCTTTAAGAGAGAATTTTCTGACTCCTTTGCATGGGTTATTCTTCACATACCCACGCTCATATCCCCACCCGTATACTCGACTCAGGCTTGCCAGTTCATGATTTGCCTGGGTCTTGCTCTCAAGCCCTCGTTTATCCATGAAAATTCTTACCTGCTCAGTTTTGACATTATCAGCAAGCACTTTTCCGAATACCATCAGCAACGCCTTCTGATGTTGTCGATAATCTTTTTGGGTTCGGGGGGCCAGTTCTGTAAATGCAGGGGAGTCCATAAACATGTGCCACAATTTAGCTACGGTCATTATGTTGTGGAGTTTTGCTTTTTCCAGTTCATAATTTTGCCAGACTTTAGCTACGCTGGTTTTCCGCACTCTTCCTAGCCCTATACTTCTTGTACTTCCTTCGGGTTTCCACACGTAACTGTAACCATTCGATCTAACCCGCGGTGGCAGTACATTATCTTTTTTATTTTTTCTTGGTCTTCCCATTGTTCAGCGCCTCAAAATCGGGTTCAGCAGAAACCAGTTCAGATGTTTTTGGCATCGTTGTCAGACCGTGTGGAATATCCCTGCGGAGAACGATGGGTTCGTTTTTAGGGCCGATTACAAATGGGATGCCGTGCAGTCTTAACTGGTGTTGCTGTTTTGTGTATCGCTCGTATTTCGTGATCTCTTTAATCTCTGCTGGAGATAGAGTTAATTCGTACATGTGGTCACGTGCCTTTACAGCATGACCGCCGCCACTATAGCTGGTGGGCGGCGATATGGGTTGAACATCAAAAATCAGCCTGACTCGGGAGCAGTTTTTGCCAGATGGCTGAAACGTATTTCGCCTGGTAACGTGCATCGTTCAGAGCGTTATGGCGTTCACCTTCGAATGGAATAGTCGTTCTTGCGTCGAAATCCATCACCAGTCCCAGAGCAACCATCGTTCTTACATCGCGATCATTGGTGTAACGCCACGGGCAGGGGATCCCCTGCCGTTCATATGAACGGCGTAAAATCACGTTGTCGAAAGTTGCACCGTTACCCCAGACCTGAACAAAAAATTCACCGGAGTTTTCGTCGATAAATTCCCGTAATTGCAGCAGTGCATCATCTAACGGGATTTCATCGGTAAGAATGGCGGATTGCGCTTCGCGTGACTGTTTCAGCCACCACTTAATGGTGTCCCGATCAATGACTCCGCCAGCAGTTTCCAGATCGATAGTTTTGCTGAATTCTGGCCCCATCTCTCCGGTTTGCGGATCGAAAAATATTGCACCTATTGAGATAATCGGGGCATCAGGATTTTTTCCCATGGTTTCAAGGTCGATCATCAGATGAATCCCCGCTCTGCTGGTGGATGTGAGATTATGATGACCGTTCGCCTTAATTAAGGGATCTGACGCCTCGCCAGTTTCACTATCGCTGGCATGATGCTGATTGCCGCCAGTGTTCTCCTTGTGCTGATGCGCAGTGCCTTCCATTTCCTCCGGATCATTTTCCTGAACTTCAGGCTGATTCTCTTCATCGAATATTTCCTGGTATGTTGCGTCACCCATCACCGCGCCACAATCAGGGCAGTTGCCGCCGCCGGTCTGACCGCAGGCGGTGCAGATCTTTTCCGGTTCCTGTTGCACTACTCTTGTTTCGTTTCTGGCTCGTTTTGTTGCGTATTTGGGCTGTTTTGTTCCGCTTTCTGGTCGTTCTGTTCCGATTCTTGCTGGTTCTGGTTTACAGAATCGCGGGTTTCAATCCCCTTTACCCATTTCGGATCATTCGGGTCGCTAATCCCTGCAACAAATTCTCCGCGAGAGGCAGCAAGCAACTTATCGGCGTCAGGCTGGCTGATATTGGCTGCCTGCATAATTTTGTTTACTTCGTCAGCGGTAACTTTTACCGGCTCTGGTTGTGCGGTCGTGTCAGATGCACCAGTATTTTGTTGTGAACCTGAGTACGTGCCGTTTTTACGTGCGAAGTATTCCTCTTTTGTGATTTCCGTAGCTCCCAAGGCTAGTGCTTTTTCCAGACCAGAAAGTTTGTTTGCGCGACCGTATTTTTCGCCATCCTTGTCGGTGAAGAGGAAGTAGAACGGCCCCTCACGCTCTACAGATGGTTCGACTTCCACTTTGCATTCGGTTTTTTCGTTGTCCGGAATTGCCGTTTCCACTGCATCAGTTTCTGGTACTGGCGACGAGAGAGTATCAGTTGCGCTCTGATTTCTTCCTTCATCTTCAAACACGCCCTTTGTAGTCAGGTATTCAGTAATGTATTTGTTCAGTGCCACAGGGTCTTTGTGAATGTCGATCGGACGTTCACGGACAAGGCCAAAAATAGTCTGGCGGTCGTAGCGAAGGGCATCAGGCTGTTTGCGCATTGATGCGGAGATGCGCTTCCAGTCTTCGCGGTCGTTGTCGATAACTTCATTTTTTGCCCAGCGATGGATGCTGCCGTCAATGTTTCCGGCATCCACATCACCAGGCCAGAGAGCGTAGGCCAGTTCTTCATCCAGCGTTTTCCATGTCTGCTTGTATTCGCGACAAATGGCGGCAGTTACAGGAGGGATTTTTTCTGCTGGGTTTTCAGTGTGCTGTCGGTTGGCTTTGGCGCGGGCAAGATCAACAACAGACGTGTATTTTCCAGTCTCTTTGCGCTCTGCGTCCTGCCGTTTTTTCCAGTTACGTAATTCAGCCTGAATTTCGGGCCATTTGGTACCCGGCTTACATTTGTGTTTAACCCATCCGATAGCGAACAGTTTGCGTTCCGGATACATAGCTTTAATTTCAGGCGTTTTCATCAGTGCTTCAACGATATGCCCGTCAAAGGTAGCCACGTCTTCTTGCAGTAATTCCTGCGCGTCAATCGCCATATCAACGGTGATGTTTTCACATGTACCGAACTTAACCAGGACCGCGTTCTGTACTTCAAGGGACAGCTTGTCAAAATTGACGTTAATAGGATCGGATTCTGGTTCGACCGGAATAAAGGAAGCGGATTCCTCATCCCAGCGGTTTTCCTGCATATATTCGGTATCCCAGGAGTCGATAGCAGGGCGGGGCATGCCGGGTTTATCTTCGCAGACAAGAAATTTATAAGCGCAGTCCTGAGCAGCAGGATATTGCTCCAGGAATTGCCAGGTAAATTTGGCACGGGCGCGGCGTTCATCACCGGCTTCAATGGCAGTGGCTACAGCAACTGCGCCCTCTTCTTTTATTGCCTGTTCGTCCGGAATGGCGGCGCAAATAAAGACTTTACTCATTTTGTTTTAACCTCATTACAGATTTAAGGGTGAACAAATCCCTGCCATTGCTGGCATATAAAAATGAAACCGGATATTAATTACGGTGCTGTTTTAAAGTCCTGCCGGTATTTCGTTATTATTAGTGTGAGTAGTTTTATCTACCGGATAACAGTTACCGGGAATTTTTTGTTCTGCTGCTGCAGCCATGCATTCTTTCATTGAACCGTATAAGCCAGTCACCAGCTCAAGAGATTCGCCGGAAACAAGATAAACTGTCAGAACGAGTGCAAATGTTGTATTCATTGTTTATATCCTTTTTGCAGCAGGTCCAGACGAGCCAGCATTGAAGGAATGCATACTTCATTTAACAGGTCCTGCTCGAGTTTTCTCTGCTTAATGGCGTCTTCAATAAATGTTTTGTCTCCAGTGATAACGCCAATTTCGAAACGAAGTTCAGACGTGCTGGCATTACATGATAACTTTTCCATTATCGCGTCCTCAACAATGAATTTTGTGATGCGGTGCCTGGTGCCTCCAGGTGACGTTAACCAGTTAACAATTAACGCCGGATACAGAGAATCCACCCATAACACTGTTTTTGGTTTTAACTGTTCCGCGTGCGCTGAGCCGCATTCACCGCATCACAAAATTCACTTTTAAAAAAGGGCGGCAGAGCAGTCACGGAGTAAAACTGATACCGCCAAATGTCACCAGAATATTGATAACAGAGGGCGTTGTAGCGGGGTTGTCACTTAAGCGTATGGTCAACCTGACAACCCGGTGTCCTCAACTGGGGAAGGAATAACCCCGCCATACTTACCGCCGCGCCATTTCGCGGATTGCCACAACCGGAAGCGCACGTTCGAAGAAATCTAACGACAAGCCTTCTAAGGGAAAGAGCTTCGCCGTACGCTTTCGCGTTATGCCCTGACTTTTCAGGGAAATATCCTTTCAGTAAACTGTCAGTACCGGATTCTTATCCGTGTCCGGCGCACGACCACACGTGACAGCGTGTTGGTCTCCATTTTTAACCCAGAACCTCAATGGAGGATAAAATGCCAAACAAAAAAAGAAATCCGCTTATTGAAAAACAGATTGAATGCCTGGTAAATCAACTCAGGCAATCAGGGTTATTAAAAACTCATTCAGAGTTGAGGCTCACAGAATCAGCATTCGACGATAAATTAAATAATGTCCTTTATAATGGCATTATTGATTTTAATCGTTCTGTTGGTCGCCGCGGCCCTGCTGGTGTTTCCTTATAATTACCAGTCAATCCAGAGTGGACCGTGTTCAGCGTAAATATAACTGTACACATCCAGATTATATTTGTGGTCTGTTAAGAACAGGCCGCAAATACATGCCGAAGCTTCCAGTGCAGCGGCTCTGTTACTGAATAACCATGTAGCAACATTCCAGCGTTTTTCTGCATCCCAGTCTTTCTCAAGGCCTGATACCATGAAGAAACCGTTAGTGTTGCCATCAAATAATTCTGTTTCCAAATTTTTAAGCAATGCCTGATGGACTCTTGCCAGGTATTCCGCCGGAATTTCGCCACGAATTCTAATGAGATTGTCATAAACAAACATGTTCCCCGCATATGGCGATTTTTCTTTCTTGTTTTTTAAACCAGCATCATGAGCAAACTGATCAATTTCTTCTTCCGTTGGTTTCGTATTGATGTTTTTCGCTGTCGTTTCTGCAATTTTATTTGCCATACTCTCTGAGTCGTGTTTATTTATAGACGCACAGAAATACAATCCGGTAAACGCATCGCGCACATTACGAGCCATATTATCAGTGTCTTTTTTCGTTACCGATTCCAATTCAAGTTCGTTCAGACGATGACGAAGTGTGTGTGCTGCAATCTCCTGGATTGAAGGAGGTAAATCTTTAAATTCCATCGTCAATCTCATCAGTCAGAGTTTCTTGCTAACCAGCGACGCGCGCCAGCTTCCGTTTTAAACGTTTTGCTTCTGGTATACGTCATCGCGGTGAACGTGCCGTCCAGGTTGGGGAATACTCCGCATACCAGAGATTCGTTGTTGCCAAGATTGAGCATATCCATGTTGACCTCATTTACCCTTAACGCCGGGTCGCGGAACTAAAAACCTGCTGCGCTGTTATACAAAGTGTTCCCGCCGTCATGTTCATACGCCTCGGGCTGGCTACTTAACCCCTGGCCACTGCCGGGTAACTCGAGGTATTGCCCTGCATTCTGTGGGGTGGGTGGGTGATGAATAAACAATAGCACTGCTATTTTATCGTGTAAATAGTAATGCTATTGTTTTTTGGAGGTAAGAAAAAAAACCACCCGAAGGTGGTTGTTGGTAGGAATGATTAACAGCTTTTGTTTGGATACTGCCTTCGTGAGTGAACTACATTTACGATCTCGATGTTAGATGCTGTTACTCGGTAAAGTATTATGTAGTTAGGATGGGTCACTATCTCACGAAGGCCTAGAGCTCTTTCGCTTGGTGGATACAGGTAAGGGTGTTCAGAAAGTGACAAAACTGATGTTTCAATGCGTATTTTTAGTCTACGTGCAGCGGGAGGGTTTTCCTTGGCAATATAGGCCACGATCTGACGCAAATCATCACGCGCAGAAGGTAGCCATAAAATGGGCAGCATTACTCACTCCTGTTCGTCGAAGCTATTTGCGCAATAAGGTTTTCCATTTCAGCCATTACTTCGTCATGCGGAATTGCAGGACGGGGGTCTGCGAGGCTTGCTGCCACTTTGGTGCGTAACCATTCGTTATAGCTGTTTTCTTGTTCGATTGTTTCAAATTCTGAAATTATCGGGGAAAGGACTGTACTCATGTTCTAACCTCCTCAGATTAGGCGCGACGACCTTTTTGCGCCTCTAGCCACCGCGCAACGGTTTCTTCAATTGATTCTTTTTTCTCCTTCATTTCCTTAAGCATTTTCTCTTTGTCTTCTTTTGGGAAAGCCCTGAACGTCTGGATCAAATCTCGCTCTATAGGTTCTATATTAAACGGAAGTTCGTTTTCCGATTGCTCCATCTCTGCGGGTAAAGCGACAACATTATCCTGCTGCAGTTCTTGGGGGTACATCCTTACAATTCGTAACAAGTCTGCCATATCTGGTCTAATTGACTCAGGCGGAACTTGTAGCAACCCAGCGAACTTGATAACAGCCTCTAGATTTAAAGGTGTCTGACCATTTAGATAATGGCTTACTGCCCCTTGTGTCGAAAAACCCAGAATTTCTGCCGCACGCTCTTGGGTTAACCCAAGTTGAGTTTTTTTCGTCGTCCAGATTTCTTTCAGTCTCTGGGCGGCTTGCAGGTCGATCTCTGACAGGGGTTTTCTTTTCATACCTTCAATTCTAATAAGATTATTAATCTCTTTGAAATAGCGATGCTATTTACTTTCAAAAATAACAATACTATTAATGCTCATGGTCACATAACATGAGGTGAACAATGAATCTTGGAGAATATTTGCATCATTCCCGTATAACCCAGAAAGATTTTGCTGAAATTGTTGGGGTAACCCAAGGGATGGTAAGCCATGTTATTACTGGACGGGCGAAACTTACGGGGGGGAAAGTTTTACGCTGGTGTGAAGCAACAGGGTGGGTAGTGACCCCGCACGAGATTGATAGCAGTACTTACCCCAACCCAACCGATGGCATACCTGTTGACTATCAGGCTAACACACAACCCGCGCTGGGAGTTGATTCATGAAAATCAAGCATGAACACATCCGCATGGCGATGAATGCCTGGGCGCGTCCTGATGGCGAAAAAGTTCCAGCAGCTGGAATAACCCAGGCTTATTTTGAGTTGGGTATGACGTTCCCAGAACTGTATGACGACAGCCATCCGGAAGCCCTGGCTCGCAATACCCAGAAAATTTTCCGCTGGGTAAAGAAAGATACTCCTGATGCCGTTGAAAAAATGCAGGCTCTGTTACCAGCTATCGAAAAAGCAATGCCGCCTCTGCTGGTGGCCCGAATGCGCAGCCACAGTTCCGCTTATTTTCGGGAGTTGGTAGAGACGAAGGAACGGCTGGGGAAAGATATTGATGATTTCGTTGCATCAGCGATCGTTCTGTTCGATCAGATGAATCGTGGTGGCCCGGCAGGAAACACTCTGGCTGTGCATTAATTGGGTAATAAATATGAGTAATGACAAAAAATTGACACTGAGCGTTTACGAAAACAGTCCGCACATCTGGCGTGGCGGTTTATCTGATGTGGAGCTGGCAGAGTGGTTGATACATAAAGCTAATGCGCTGCTCTGGCGTTTGTCAGCCAGAGAACAGCGCAAGGAAACCAGAATAAAGCTGGCTGATGCAGAAGCGTGTGCCGGGCTTATTGAGGATTATACAAATCTTGGTATTTCTTCAGCAGAGAGTGATCCCATTCAGCCTCTGAGCAGGGAGTCAATCCAGCACGCTGGTTGTATGGCACATCTTGTAACTGCTCGTCAACATGAGGTGGGTATTGGATCACTTCCGGTGGGATATTCGCTGATTCCAGAGCTGGTTGAAGCAAGAAAATCAGTTCAGAAAAAGAGAGATGACGCACTTCAATTATTGAGAGAGCACTATGGCGCGATACCAGAATGCGAACAGCGTCGATACCCTGAAGGTTATGAATGGATGCAGTCTCTTTTTGAAGTTCGCTAATCAATATGTCGAGACGAAGGTATGTTTCGGCGCGCAGCCAGGCTCTGTAATCCGGGAGCATTTCGGGGCTGTTACACCAGCGGTTTGTTGCTGCAACATTTAATACATGAGCCTGATAAAGGCTTTTCAAAAAATACATGTCGAACCTCCTCTGGTTCTGTCGATTGGGAACCACAGATTATATCCGGAGGAAGGTTCGGCACCAGATGAGGTAGCCATGCGTGATTACGCAAAAGTTTCTCCGCGATTCTGGCTGGGAGAAACGGGGAGAGAACTTAGAAAGGCGGGTGCAGAAGCGCAAGTTGTTGCTTTTTACCTGATGACATCCCCTCACGCAAATATGCTGGGTTTGTATTACCTGCCAGTTTTATACCTTGCTCATGAAACCGGGCTTGGTCTGGAAGGGGCTTCAAAGGGGCTTAAAAGGGCTGTTGAAGCTGGTTTTTGTAGCTATGACCATGATGCAGAGATGGTCTGGGTCCATGAAATGGCAGCCTGGCAGGTTGGGGAAACGTTGAAGCCTGGCGATAACCGTTGTGCAGGTGTCAGGAATGAGTATGCATCATTACCTGAAAACGCTTTTCTGTCAGTGTTTTACGACAGATATAAAACGGATTTCCATCTGGATGTGAGGCGGAATAATAGCCGAAATTCGGTAAGGGGCTTCGAAGGGGCTTTTAAGGGGCTTCGAAGCCAAGAACAGGGACAGGAGCAGGAGAAAGAACAGGAACAGGACAAAAACACTATGGTTCATGGCAAAAAAAACACCACGAACCAGGCAGGGGATGTTCAGACCGTCAATCCTGGTCAGCCAGCAGGCACGACACCGGAAGCCGATTCAGCGTATGCGCTGAAAGCCGATTCGGGCGCTGTGCAGCAGGTGATGACCGCAGGGTCGGAGCAATCACACCAACTGCAGCAGCCTGAAGCCGATTCCGCCATTCAGCGGGAAGCCGATCGGGTAGTCCCGGAAAACACCGGGCAGTCTGTGGGACGAGTGGATTATCCGGATGTGTTCGAACAGGTCTGGCGGGAGTACCCGTTGCGTGCCGGAGCAAACCCGAAGAAATCCGCATTCAGTGCCTGGAAGGCCAGATTGCGCGAGGGGGTGCCACCAGAGACCATGCTGGATGGTGTGAGGCGT